ACCACCCACCTCGAAAGATATATGAACAGGGGTTGGCTTGTTCTGGTTTTGAGCTTGTTTACGGGCTTGTTGTGTTATTTTCTTTATCTCTGCCTGCGGATCATATTCATTTTTTTGCTGCTTGGGCTTGCCCATCACAGAACGAGCGCCGGAAGCAGCCAACATACTACCTGCTATACCTAACAAAGGTGACATGATGGGAGCCAATGGCCCTGTCAGCAAGCCGAGTCCTGCGCCAGAGGCAAAACCTATTGCTGAAGCGCCGCCAACCTTTGCCGCTCGTCCCGCATCTTTAGTCTGCGAATACTCTCCATATGCGTCAAAAGCCCCACTCAAGATGCCACCCGTTGCTACACCGCCAAACTTAGCCAGATTGCTAAGTCCGCCAGCGCCGCCGGCTCCGCCTGTGGGAGTGGGAGGCGCATTTTTGGGCAGACTAGATATCAAGGGACCATGCTTTGGTTGGGGCATATTTTTTGGACCGCCGCCCGGAGCACCACGGTTTAGCATACCTCCGGGGCGCATTGCGCTCGTTAGGAATATCGCAGTGGCAATGCCAGCAAGAGCCTTTAGGGCTTGAGGGGCGTAGTTAGCCATGATCCCCACTAGGTTCATCATCCCCTCCATCAGTCCTGCCAATATATGCGCCACGGGCATCATAAGCTGCTGCATTAAGCCGTTCATCTTCTCCTGAGCAGTAATAAAATCATCCATTCTTTTTTCAGCAGTCTTTTCTTTCTGAAACTGACTAATATCCGTTCTATCTCCAAGGAGTTTACGGGCAGACTCCACGTCTGTTTGAAGAATTGAAGCTATCATCTGTTGCTGACGACGCCCCATTGTATTAATATTTTTACCCTGAAGTTGGAACTCTGCTCGTAAGAGGTCTATTCTCTCTTCGGAACTTGCCTTCATCAACTGGACAGAATTAAGCTGTAGTCCCAACTGAGCGTTTAGGCGACCGGCTACATTAGCTGCACCCTCAAAAGTATCAAAAAGCTCACTCATATCAAAGGCTTGCTTTACGCTAAGCCCCAGTTCACGAGCTTGGGTAGCTAACTTCTCAAAAACCTTTAACCCTGCTTGTCCGAATCGAGACAACTCAGGTCCAAGACTATTAAGATCCTCAACGACTGAGCCGATCGGACGACCAATGCGATCAGACAATGCTTCGATATCTCCGGCAGCGTCGATTGCGGCTGCTCCTGTTACTCCGAAAGAATAATTCAAGCGTTCCATTACTTCGCCGAAGGCTTGGGTGTCTACGCCAAGACGCATAAAACGAGCACCCACAGCAGCAATAGAATTTTGCTGCTTATCGGACAAGGCATTAAAACGAGACATGCCCGTACTAAGACTTCCTAGGATTTTTGTGTTTTCCTCAAGAGTCAAGCCCAGGGCTTTATTCTCAAGCATCATCGCATGTAAGTTATTCTTAAACGCTGTGCCGTAACCTGTAGTTCGAGCTAGCTCAACTTGTGCGTTTTGCTGAGCATAAGCAAAGTCAATCATTGCCGAGGCAAGACCCTTGAAGGTTGCGAGGCTTGATATATTAGACTTAGTTACTTGATCTAAGGCACTGCCCATTCCTTTAAGCTTTTTAATTCTTTCCGCATATGCCTTGTTAGACTCGTCAAGGGCTTTCTTTTCAGCTTCAAGGGCTTTAAGTTGCTTTTCTTGTTTCGCTCTGTTTTTATCAATCTCATCCCTCAGCTTTTTCATGCTTTCCGTCTTAGCGATAATAGCTTGGTCTACTTCGGAAAGTTCAGCCTTATATCCTTCGTACTCTTCTCTTAAGGCCTGAACAGATTCAAGTCCCATCTCTTCGGCTATCCGGAGCTTTTCCTGTGCCTGGAGAACTACCTTCAGGTGCCGAGCTTCCTCACCCATGACATCCAGGTATTCTTTTTTCTGTTGCGACTGTTCTTGAACTAATCTATTTTGCTTCTCAATAATCCTATTGAGTTCATCTAGTTCTTTTTGTTGTCGTCTTATGTTTGCGTTATCATCAGCCATCTAGAAACTTCCTTAATTCCGGATAGGCCAGTTAATGCCCGCCTCTCTTTCAAAGCGTCTGATTGCAATATCAAGTTTAGATTTTTGCTTATATGTCATGGGATCATCAAGACCATACTTCTTGATGTAATTCATATATCTTTTTTCATTCACCATAGCGTCAGTGAATCGTTCTACTTCTATTCGATTTCCCTTAACCCGTACGGGGATGCGCCTGCCTTTAAACATCTTGCCCAAAAGATACTGGATCCAGGCGGCAAAAACGTTTAAAATGCTTTCATTTAGTTGTTGCTGCTCTTTTATAGCAGTCAAATCTAAAACTTCGTTTTCAAAATCGATATTCATATAAACATACCTCGCATACATCTGCCTAGTAAATAGTTGCTATATACAAATATCACGGGTTATAAGTTCTACCTCTGTTTGAGGAGCTAACAGTGTTATTAGCCTGGTCAGACTCTTCTTTTTTCTGATCTACGAGTCTTCGTAAAAACCATGACCTAACACTCACTGGCAAATTGTAACTTTCGAAGAAGCTCCAACCGCCATAATATTTTAAATTAAAAAGTTGTTCGTAGACGGCTTCAATGTACTCATCATTTAGGCCAAAAAAAGTCCACGCCGAGCGGGACCTCCATATCCGCCTCATGGTCACAATTAGAGCACTCGAAATGCTGCGTGAGGTCAATATTAGGAATGACCCTAGAATACATTTGGCGGAGATGGCGAGCGTCACGAGCCGGCATCGCTTGGATGAAGGACTCTATCGCAAAAGGATTGCGATCGCCGTTTACACTCACAATGTAGCTTCTAAATGAGTCAGTGGTGACGGAAGACTCCATCTTCTTTTTGGATTTTCTTTCCGTTTCCTTGTGGATAGCTATTTCATCTTTACCCCTAAGGAGGCGGCACTCTAAAGTAACCCCAGTCATAGGTAGGGAGAGTTGAAGATTCCCACTATCGGTGAAAAGAATCTGGTATTCTGATGCTTCCTGAATATAGTTGTTGACAGGTGGATCCGTGATGTCGAAAGAATACTCTTGTGTGGTACCACATGATGGGCATGTCACGCTGGTTTCATATTCAGGACCGTAACCTGTTCGTCGAGCAGCTACGAGTAGAGCGTTCTTATCACCTATCAAAAGATCATTAACATCTACGGTTTTATCCACCATGATGTTCTGAAGCATCCGGTCGAGGGCTACACCCTTTTTTAAGAGAGATCTAGAAGTTAATATATCTTCTTCTTTTGCCGTCATATATCGTATTTCAAGGTTTTCTTGATTATGTACGGGATGACCGGGAGGATAGAATTTGCCCTCACTGGGCAAGTCCACGAACTCAGTTGGGACTGACCAACTAAAGCCGCCAGTTGCTGTGGCGGCGGCAGGTGCTGCCATTGAATCGTCCGTATCTACGGAAGTATTTAGACCTAATCGATCTTCGTTTCTACTCATATTTTAAAACCTTTCTCCTACAGTATAACTTACCGTAGAGAGTCTGTTAAATCTGTTACTAGCTTCTAACGGATGGGGGTGGCTGATTAGACACGCCGCTCTTAGACAACAAAGCCCAGTCATAAGTAATGGTACAGGATACCTCTACCATATCATCCGAGTCGTAAGACAAAGTTCCGCCAAAATCAATATTGGTAAGAATAGGATTAATTAATTCCCATCGTTCGATCTCGTTGCCCTCGGCGTCGATCTGCTTGAGTACGACATTGCCGATAGCATCGGTGAAAGCCTTTTTGCTTAAACTAGCTTTGGCGATCGATGGTGTATTGGGGTACTTATACCCTGCTTTTCCAAGGATGTCCAAAAAGGCATAAGACAAATCAGGATTAACTGGATCAACCAATGTTACAGTAATTGGCTGCCAAGTTACACGACCAGGGAAATTAAACGTATGGTCAATATATTGATGAGGAATGGTGCTTATCTCTGCTACTGGCTTTGTGGCTGTTTTGACAGTCCAGACAGGGATATCGCCAGGACGATCACCGTTCCTAGAAGTGAAACTTAATTCAAACCGAAATTGACGTTTTGGCTCGCTGTTCGCTTGACCCCAAAATAGACTTGCCATTGCTTATTTAGCTCCTCGTAATAAATAGTTCTTTAGTGGATTAATCTTCAAAAGATGCGCCACTGTTAGTGATTATGAAGTCGATGGCGAAGAACTCTACAGAGCGAGTTGGCTTCACGTACAACTTAGCATAAATGATGTTTCGATCGATAAGGTCTGGTGTGGTAGTAGACTCGTCCAGAATTAAACGGAAGTCGTCAATACCAAATTCAGCCTTTACGTCACGAAGTAGTGGCTCAGCCTGACCCAAGAATCGATCCCAGGTTGCTTGAGCGTTTGGTGCGAAAAGAAGTCTTGAGGCGATGAAAGATATTTCACGCTTCAAGAAAATCATTAGGCGACGAACATTAATACGGTCCAAAGCACTAGCAGTTTGCTGTAGAGTCTTCTGTCCGAAGATTACAATGCCCTCTGCTGGGAACTTAGCGATAGGATTAATATTTGTTTCGTATAGTGTGTCACGTTGATCAGATGTAAGCTTGCGGGATACATCTAGGACAGGTACGCCAGCAGCACCTTCACTCAAGCCGCCTCGGGTAAAGCCGGCTGGAGCAAACCATGGAGCTTGGGTTCTGTCTGTAGTAGACAAGACACCCAAAGCCGCTACTGATGGAGGTGCCCACAATGTTTGGTTACTATTAGTATCCAAAATGCGGACCCATGGGTAATAGGTAGCGCCATAACTGTTGTTGATACTACGAAGGGCTAAGGCTGAAGCAGCAGCATCAGGTGTGTTGGCTTCATTTCTCGTTTCTTCTGATCCCTTCATTTCTGTATCGGGCGTGTACGCATTAGCAATATCTACAAGAGCTAGAGCATCGGCACGATCCTCAGCAGTGTCGAGAAGATAGTTAGTAACTGCGGGCACGGTAATACCAGGAATAGTTACAGCATTCATTTCTACATCGTCAGGACTGGCAATAATATTAATTGCCTTGCGGAGCGTGAAGAGTTCATAGGAATTCAACTCACTAATGCTGCCGATAGCATTCATCTTACTGTTCCTAAAGGGCTCTCTTTCTTGGATGTCAAGACCGTCAAAACCGCCATGTAAAACAGTAGTAAATCGATCTAAGCCGCCGTCTAAGCGAGAGGCAAAGGAAGAAGTAAGCTTAGCTGTACTCGTTCCGGCTCGGCGGTAACCGGAAGCATAAGAGTAGGTACCAGCAGAGCCAGAGATATCATCCAATGAGAATACCCAAGCGATCTCGTATGGCTGAGATCCTGTGTAGATGAAAGTCTCACCCTTTACGTCAACCAATGTATTAGAAGGATTGGTATTAATGGACGAATAATCAAAACTTCGTGGTCGGATAAGATCTGGAAGTTCTGGATTAAAGAAAGTGTCCGTATTAGAGCGACCCGTCCAGGCACCCCAGTAGGTGTTCCTGAGAGACTTAGGACTTCCCCATGAAGCACTTGCTCTGGTTGGGACACTTGGGAACTGAATCGATCCCGAGAATCTTATGCCATTAAGAGGCTTAAGAGAGAGCATTGGGGGCATACCAGCTAGGTGACCGGCGTTGCCGTACGTAGAACTACCTGAGCCATTCAACATAGTCAACGTGTTGCCAGCAGCACGAGTGCCAATTTCGTTGAGTGGGGAATTAGTGTTGGCAAAACCAACAGAGCCACTAGCAAGCATAACATCACGGTACTTAATGGGACCGAAGACGCCGAAGGGGAGCCAACGGGTTTCGCCGCCACCTGCTGCCACATCATCATTCATAACTACACGAATGTAGTTAGAGCGATTTTCAAACTGTCCATACTCCACATTGCGAAGTTCGGTAGTACTGTAAACTTGATGCTTGTCACCAATTCTGTTAGCAATATAATCTTCAGAGGCGGGGTTCAGGTTAAGACCGTCAAAACGCTCAATGATCTGAGGGCGGTTATCGGTGTCGTCTATCGCACGCACCAACACTGAGAACGAACCATAACTTTGGTAGTCCCCTGTAGCTGCTTTAATGTTCGAGATAGATATTTTTACTTCCTCTTGTGCCCAACGTCCAGCAGTAAGAGCTTCTAAGCGGAACAATTGTTGCTGGTTGCGAGCATAGTAGGAGCCCGTGGCATTTGAAAGATCTTGAGAAATAAACCAACCTGTTGTGCCTGCGGTAGCAGCGCCATTCCAGTTATTCTGTTGCTTAGTGTCGGCACCATTGACTGCCATTGGCATAATGGCAGCGTGGTATGAGCTTGTAGCTCCACCAAGCAAAAGACCGAGTGGATTAGCTGCGCTTCTTAGAGCGCCGGCTTGATACTCAAAAGACTCACCGACCCAGTATCCGCCACCCTGATAGTAGTTCTGGGTAGCTGTCGATGTAATAGTTGAGTTTGTAATTGTAGGATTAGTGTTAAGAGCCTTACGAATGAAGTTAGGGCTACTTGGATCAAAGCTAACCTTGACCTCCTCAAATGGAGCAACGCCTGTCTTGCTGAACAATAATCTTATGTCGTTCAGATCAGCGAGACTACGCATGGTACTACCGTCTGCTCCGCCACCAACAGCAGTTGTAATAGAGGAAGATAGGAGCACACGACCTTCACTTAAGTAAAATTGTGCGGCAACAGCGCCCGAAACAACTGTAGTTGTATCAGCCAACGAGGCTGAAGGCCAAACAACAAGGGCAAAAACACCGCCGTTAGCGTTGGTGCTATCAGCGTCGTTGAGAGCCCAGCCAGCTTTACCCGTCGACAAGGTAGCTGCTGTGTCATTATCACCTAGAAGGCGAACAAAAGTCAATGGCGAGTTATTACGAAGCCATGCTTTAGCAGCATAAGGGGCGTAGGTAGGAGCAGTGTTATTGCCGTCACGCCAGATGTCGCCGCCTTCATTGCCAGCAACTGGGTCGCCGAAGGTTTGAACAAAGTCAGAAAAAGACTCTACCCTCACTGGTTTATTGGCAGGTCCTTTACGGGAGCGCCCGATGACTACGGGACCTACCTCTGTTGGTGTTGCTGGAAGTTGTGATTGATCGATCTCATCGATAAATACTCCGGGCGAAATGAACTTAAACTTTTTGGTGGAGTTGTCAGCCATCGAAATGTTTTCTCCTCGGTCAGATGCGTATAATAAGGTATGTAGCAATTTACACTAAATACCAATAATAAATAGTAGGTCAGTAATCCAAACTCCTTGTAGTTTATCTTCTGTATTTATCTTTTCTGCCCGCATGGAACTCAGGCTCGTCGCCGAGCACAACTCTTTCCCTACCAATCGTCACCTCTGCAGCAGACTCTCGAACAGTTACGGTAGGCACTTTATCGTTCTTATTCGCACCAATAATATACCCTAGAACAGTGATAGTGGTGCTGCTTTTAAAAATTCTCTCGTCTGTGTTTAAGCCCGAATTATTTCCCTCGTTAGAGAAGGTTTCATCCCCAAAGGCCTCATATACATGACCATTGTGCTTAATTTTAAATGCCACAGGAGTAGAGAAGGAGCCCATAAAGGCTTCCATCATTTGATTCATCTGGTGCTGGTATTCAGCAATAAGCTTTACTTCATAACTTACTTCTACGTAGGTAGGTTGAGGCACGTATAGGGTATCGTAAACAACTTTTTCGTTATCAAAGGGAAAGTTATCTTGTTTAAATATTTTCTTTGCGGTAAGGTTTGCCCGTTCACGGGACTTTTCTTGATTTACTTGGCGAGCGATTGGAATAGCACCACCTTTTTTATAAAAGCCATAGT